CGGATTCTTGCTGATGGTCAGGACTTCTTTAAGAAGCCTCCCGTTAACGACCTTAAGTCGTTGCGGAAGCACTCAGAGAAGACGATCGCCAGCAACTGGCTAGAGTTGCAGTACGGATGGAAACCTCTGCTTGACGATGCTAAGTCAGGGGCCGAATTCTTGGCCCACTTGCACTCAGTACCGCGCAAGCAAGTTCACCGAGTGAGTTACAAGCGGAACTTTCGCAGCACGTGGGATTCATCTCCTGGTCTTCGGAACAAGAGTTTCTTCGCGGAAAAGAGGGTGGCCCTTAAGGTCACCATTAAAGACGCGTCGACAGTTGGCCTATCAGGCCTCCTGGATCCTGCAAGTGTTGCGTGGGAACTTATGCCGTACTCATTTGTTGTCGACTGGTTCGTCCCTATCGGGACATTTCTCCAGAACATCGCGCTCGCGCGAAGCCTGGAGACCGAATCAGTCATTCGGACAGAGTTCGTCCGCGTCAAGTGGGGTGGGTGCGAGGTTCGCCCCGACCATCCTTTCGACCCGTGGCAGGCAGCGCTTGACTTTGGCGCTTTCAGCTACGATTCGGTTTCGCTACGCCGTACAGGCGCAGCAACACTTGACGTCCCTTTGCCGGTCATGAAACCACCGGCAAAGGTCGCGTCTTTGGCTCACGCCTTGAACGCGATCGCTCTTTTGGTAACGGGTTCACGGTATCGCCCTACCCCTTAAAAGGGTGGCGCTTTCCTGGATTCTCCTTAGTTCGCCCCACCCTGTCAAGGTGGAACAAGGCTTAATGACTTCTACGAATGTCCGCTATCAGTGACATCACCGTCTACGACGGTGCCGCTCCTCCCGTCTCGCACACGCTGAAGGCGATCTCGGTGACCCGCGAGGGTCCCAAGGTCACCGCCTTGTGGCGCGAGAACCTCACCACCGTTCCCGTGGACGCTCAGATGACGCTCACGATCGCGATGGAGAAGCTGAAGTCCGGTATCTACCGGACCGAACGGGTCTTGGCGGTTCCCTACATGGAGTCGATTGCGGGGAACAACACTTCCGGTTACACGGCCGCCCCTCGGGTGGCCCGCGTGGACAAGGACGTTCGCGTCCAGTACACGACCGGTCGTGCTGACATCAACGGCCGCCGCTTGCTGCGACAGCTCGGCAACAACATCGACGGTGCGGTGGCGACTTCGGTCGCCCCCGTCTCTGCCGGTCCGTTGCCCGAGCTGTTTGATCAGCTGATCACGCCCACCTAAGGGCGAGAGGTCATCCGACCAACACGCACCCCCTAGCGGGGAGCGTGCCCACTTGTCCCTCAATACAAAGGGTAAGTTATGCGTTTTACACGCTGGGATCAGCTCGACAGCAAAGAGGCCGGTGATGCTGCAATCGAAGCCATCGCGCTTAAGCACGCGAGTCTCGTTACTTGCGAGGCTGGCAGATTCCTCGAGAGGCTTATCACCGCTCGGGATTTTTCTGCTCTGTGTGCTTACGAACCCGACTACGCAACAGTTTCTCTTGCGGACGCTCGACACCTGCGGCAGGTAGTCGCCTTCTTTTCGAAGAGGGACGACTTAGACCTGCCGGGTGTCGATACCCGCAAGGTTGCGTGGACGAAGTTCGTCGAGTCCGAGCGGCTCTGCAGGGAGACAAACGAACTGTTCAAGGCCCATGCACGGGGGGAAGCTTGCTTCCACCCCCGCGTTGAGGCTCGGTTGTACCGAGCCCAGCGGAAAATTGCACGGATCCTTGGGCCAGTCCCGTCGATCTCCGATCTACAGATCCGATTCGGACCGGGTGCCACGACGCAAGTCAAAAAACGCGACGCTAGTCCGCGCTCCAAGCTCGGTCAGACGTTCGCATGTAGCGAAAACCTTATCCCGATGGCCCAGTGCTGTCTGGAAGAGGTTGCGGCCTGGAGTACCTCTGGAGACCCTGAACGGGTCGCCGAGGCTCCAGACGCCCTAGTCTCTCTCGAGATTCATCTCGGGAAACTAGAGTTCGTCCCAAAAAACGCCAGAACGGACCGCGCAATAGTCGTCGAGCCCTCCTTGAACAGTATGTTCCAGGCAGGCATCGGCGGCTTCATTGCGGACCGTCTCCGGCGTGTAGGAGTGGACATTCGCGACCAGACGCTTAATCAGCGCCTGGCCTGCGAGGGTTCACGTTCGGGAGAATTAGCAACTCTCGACCTAAGTAGTGCTTCGGATACCATAGCGAGGGAGCTGGTGTTTCACCTTCTTCCTCTGGACTGGGCCATGTTCCTCCACAGATTTACAACCTCTGTGGTCGAATACGACCTTCGTCTCCTCGACTCCCCTCGCGGGGCTTCGGGGCATCTGAAGCTTGAGAAATTCTCCTCAATGGGTAACGGTTTTACGTTCCCTCTGGAGACTCTCATCTTCTTCGCACTCGCTTGCGCGAGTACCGAAGAAGGCCACTCCTTGGAAGGCGTTAATGCCTACGGTGACGACATCGTCGTCCCCGTGTCCTGTGTTCCTGCCATGCGGGAGCTACTGGACGCCTGCGGCTTCGTGCTTAACGCAACGAAGTCGTTTTGGAGCGGACCTTTCCGCGAATCTTGCGGAAAGGACTACTTTTTGGGCACTGATATCCGGCCCTTCTTCCAGAAGGGTCCTTGGAGCGCCCGCTCTCTGTTCAAGCTGCACAATTACTACGTGCGACAGACAGAGTGGGATGCATCCGAGTTCCTTCCCCCACTAGTCGCCATGCTCGACGAGTCCATAAGACTCTACGGGCCTGACGGCTACGGAGATGGCCACCTAATCGGTGATCATCCTCGCAAGCAAGACGTTAAACATCTTGCCCGCGGATGGGAAGGGTACCTATTCGACACGTTTACCGACAAGCCGCGGAAGTCATTTCGCGGCTATGCCGGTTTCCGTGTATTACCTGCCTACAGCATCTATGCCTCTCCTCCTCCAAGGGAGTGCTGGACGCCGAAGCAATCGTTCTTTCTCGGCCGTGGAAAGCCGCGAGAGGTACGATTGCAACTGTCCCAGGGGCATATGCCCTTGGGTCAGTGGACAGGTGAGCGCTTTGGGATTACGGTCCCTGGCACGAGAGGGTATAAACGGATCTCCGTCTACACCTACTAGATCAGGCTAACGCCTTCTTCTAGCCCCGTAAGGGTGGTTC